TCCATAGGGACTGCTGTTGGACATGCCTCCTGGATGGTCACCAAAAAAATGCGTTTTTTTATTTATATGCTGCATATCATAGCCAACCAAAATAAACTTGGAACAGCCCATTAAAAAAGCTATATTTAGCATTTGAAACCCAGAATTAGACCCGAAGTGAATATAGGAAGAATCTATACTCATAAGGTCTCTATGGTATCCTTGAACTAATTGAATGTTCCAACTTTTTGCCCCTTCTTTCGATTGAGTCCAAGAAGACAGATTAGGACACCTTTTACGAAAATCAGGCCCATTAAATCTCCACCAACGATCATCGCAAGCGTAGTGTTCGTCTAACCAAGGAATTACTTTATAAGAATCATTACACCCAAAGATAATGTAATCATCCTTATACTCTTCTACTATAGGAACGGCTTCTAGCATTGTCGGTCCTGTAGCGAAAAGAATAGCCGGCTTGTTTCGATATTTTAAAGGTATTTTTACTGTCATAAAATAAAAAGCCGGACCCGAAGGCCCGGCTCCCGTGACTAAGCTGAGACGTAACTTAGAGCTGCAAATGCGATCGGTGTAAAAAGCACCAAACTAATCTGCATAGCAGCCTCTAATATGTCCCACCTTTTATTAACGAAGTTCTTCATTGAATCTCCAATAATTACCCAATAGGTATTGATGTGGGCTTACTAGAGGGCGAATACGTTAAACAGATAACTAACATTCCGTGTTCCATGGTGGCTTCGGTCACTTCTAAACTGTTATCCAGCTTTAAGTGCTTTTCGAAACTCTTACCACTGATACCTTTATGGACCCAATTCCTACCTTCGTTACATTCCTTCTTCTCTCCTTTAATAGAGAGAATGTTTTTGTGAACGTTCACTGATACTTGTTCTTTTTTCCAACCTGGAACGGCCACTTGCACTTCATAGCCGTCCTTAACTTTTTCAATGTTGTAACGAGGATACTCTGGAGCCTGTTGGGTATACAACGGGTTACTAGCAAAATTGTCGAAACCGACAAAAAATTTATCTAAATTAATAGCATTCATAGGTTCTTCTCCTTTTAAGAAAGAATAACTTGCCCCTTTCGGAAGCACTAACATTCGTTTATACGGAATTGAATTAAGCGCGGATATACCGACACTCAATTCAGGGGATATTATACAAGCTTTGACCTTTTATGTCAAATACTTTTTTTGCCCAACTACCATCGGCTAAATAATTCTTGACATGAAATCTTACTTATTATATAATATGCACTTAAACACTGGAGAAAACAATGATTAACTTAGTTTGGATAACACCAAATGCGATGGATGTTATCGCTTATTGTGCTCGTGTTAGTAATCCCTCCAACCAGAACAATTCAAAAACTGCACCCAAGCTACTTAAGTATTTGAAAAAAGAAGGCCATTTCAGTCCTTTCGAGATGGCTTCAGCCTGTATGGAGATTACTACAACGAGAGATATTGCTCGACAAATTCTTCGACACCGCTCTTTTTCTTTTCAAGAGTTTAGTCAAAGATATGCAGATCCCACACAGGATTTAGAGTTTGAAACTCGTGAAGCTCGTCTTCAAGATACAAAGAATCGTCAGAATAGTATTGAAACTGACGACGAAAGTTTACAGCAAGAGTGGGAACGTCGACAGAGTAATGTACGTTGGGCAGCAGAAACTCATTATAAGTGGGCAATATCGAGAGGAATTGCAAAAGAACAGGCGAGAGCGTTATTACCGGAAGGCCTAATTCAATCTCGACTGTATATGACAGGGACTCTGAGATCGTGGATGCACTTTGTAGAATTACGCGGTGGAAACGGAACTCAGAAAGAACATCAAGAGATTGCACTTGAGTGCAAGAGAATCCTCGTTGAAAACGGGGGAGACGTTTGGGGAGACGAATGAAACGAATTAAATATAGTGGAGTCGCTATAGCTGTTTTGGGCGGGATTGCACTATTAAGTTACTACAGCTATACGTATGTTATAAAGTATGAACTATTTAATAACCCTTACTATGGATCTTATATATGAACGATAAGTGGAACGGAGAGGCAAGAGGTATTACGGATGTAATGGTGTCAAGAATTAAAACTTGGCATCGAGAAAGAAATCTCATTGAAGGAAGCACTGACAAAGACCAAGTATTGAAACTAATGCAAGAACTTGGAGAGCTCTCTGACAGTGTTTGTAAGGGCAAAGATATTCGTGACGACCTCGGCGATATGCTTGTAGTCATGATAAACATTATGGAACGCAATGAGCTTCATATGACCGATTGCCTTGAAGTTGCGTGGGTTGATATTAAAGATCGAAAAGGAAAGATGATTGACGGCATCTTTGTGAAAGAAGAGGATTTATGAGCCTAATTGAAGCTTTACGAAAGGGTAAAGTTGATATTACATTTAAAAGTTTAACTAGTGGGCAAGAGATAACAAAAACATTCACTTTGAATACGTGTTTTAAAGTTCCTCAAAACCCACAATCCGATAAAATCGTAGGCTATAATCCAATAGCCAAGGAATGGGAAGACATAGACAAGTCTACCATTATAGAGTGGAAAGTAGCATGAATAGAGAATCAGTTTTTGAAACATTGAAGGTGGACGAAGGTGTCGAGTATAAAATATATAAAGACCATCTTGGGTATGATACTTTCGGTGTTGGTCATCTGGTTGTTGAAAACGATCCAGAGTATGGCTGGGAAGTTGGTACTGAAGTATCAGAAGAGCGAGTGTGGGAAGCATTTGAACGCGATCTTGATATTGCGATTGACGAGTGTGAAGTCCTTTATGAGGCAGCATGGCACGACTTTCCTGGAGAAGTTCAAGAAGTTGTGGTAAACATGATGTTCAACATGGGACGTCCTCGTTTGTCTCAATTTAAGAAGTTCAATGCTGCACTGTGTGAGCATGACTGGGCGAAGGCTGCCGTCGAAGGACGGGACTCTCGCTGGCATAAGCAAGTAACGAACCGAGCAGAAAGGCTCATGGTGCGTTTAGAGTCTATGTAATGCCTTGGCTTATCTTAGTCTTTTTAATGGCTGCAGGCGGTGGCTACGCATATCACGTAGCTACTGTCTCAAAGCTTGAGAGTACGGTTGTTCAACTTGAAAGTAACAATCGCACTTTGAAAGAGAATCAGATTCAGATGGAGCAAGCTGTAAAGACTGCGGAAGAGTCACTAAAAGCAGCGGAAGAAAATGCAAAGAAATCTGAAGCTGCGATGTCAAAGCTGACAGAAGCGAACAACGCACTGAACAAAGAGAAACAAAACTATTTAAAGATTTTTAAGGACCATAATCTTACAAGACTAGCGCGTGCAAGACCAGGGATGATTGAAACACGCATAAATAAAGGCACTGCTAAAGTGTTTAGAGACCTGGAAAATGACACGAAAGAACTTATGGCTGCTGACGACACTCCTGACGATACAGGGATGCGCAGCAGTGAAACAAATCAGCCCTCTTAGTTATTCTACTCCTGGTGGAGAGAAAGTAATGGTGTGTGAAAAATTTGGGAGTAAACAAATATGTCAATGCTACGACCGCTCCAACTTGCGGTGGGGTTATCAGTAGTTAGTGGCTGTCAGTGGCTTCCGAAGTTTCCCGAGAGGGAGATGGTACAACCGGAACCACAGATAATAACAGTAACTGAGAAAGTTCCTCTAAGAATCTATCAGCCCCCTCTTCCACAGGAGATTGACTTATTAGATGTCAACTTCTTTGTAATTACAGAGGAAAATCTAGCAGAGCAGATAAAGATTATCGAGAAGATGCTCGATGGTCAGTTTGTCGTGTTCGCACTTACTCCTGATGGGTATGAGAAGATGGCAGAGAACTTTCAAGAGGTGCGCCGGTACGTGCGCCAACAAAAAGAACTCATCATTTATTATAGAGAGGCAACTACAGAAAGTGAAGGAACAACAGCAGAAGAGTGGCTTGAGTCTCAGAGAGAGGATTGATTTTAGAATGGATACTCTTCAGTCTTGGATGGAGAAAGATTTTCATTTGGAAAACCCTTCTCAGGTTTATGCTCTTACATTAAGTATTAGTAAGTTCTGGTCGGTACTCAGCGAAGAAGATCGAGAATACGTGCAGTGTGCACAGGATGCAATAGAATTAGGAATAAGTTGGGATGTCTAAAGTTGGTTTAAAATTTGATAAAGAAAAACCAGATATGTATCTTCTGCCTCCTCTGGCAACTTTAGAAGTGGGAAAAGTTCTTACCTATGGAGCGGAAAAGTATGACCCCCATAACTGGAGAAAACTTGAAAATCTTCAAGAACGATACACAAGTGCTGCGATGAGACATATTCTTGCTCATATGGCGGGCGAGAAAAATGATGAAGAGACAGGATTATCTCACCTTGCTCATGCTATGTGTTGTCTTCTTTTTAAGCTAGAAGACGAACTCTTAGATAAAAAAGAACCAGCAGAAAACTACTACCTAACAGATAACTCAGCATTGAATGAATACTGGAAACGACCAAAATAGTTCTTGACTTAATTGCCTGCAGCCTCTATAATATCTGCATTGAATGAGGAGAACAATATGGCAGTAAAATGGAAACCCAACCAGATTCACTACAATAGAAAGACTGGAGAAAAGACTCTTCAAGTATTTCCAATTGCAGGTGTAAAGACTTCTGAACTTGTAGAGCTTTGCACAAAAGAAGACTCTGCTCTTCGTAAGGGCGAGAAAAAGCTGCGAGTGAAGGCACGAAAAGAATTGAAAGTGCGAGGAATTTCTGTATGACAGAGGACGAAGCCGAAGAGATTCGGCTTAGTAGAGACTTGGTGAAAAAACTAGAGAAAAATAGATTTGACATCAATCTGGAAGCATACGAAGTATATAGAGCATTGCTCGCACACTATAAGAAGGAAGAAGAATGAGCGCAAAAGTAGAATACGCATTTCGAGACTATCTAAAAGGAAAGCTGTCATATCATCGTATGAACTTTGAGTTACTCTTAGACAACCCTCGACCAATTCCAGAGCACACAGACTTCATGGAAGCGCTGGAAAAAGAACTGAGTCAAGTGGCACACTACCATGAGTTGCTTGAAGTATTAGAAAACGGGCATGGAGCACAACGATGAAAAACTGGTCACTCCACATGAGGGACGGAAACGATTCGATAAACTTTGATTTTGAGACAAACTGTTCAAAAACTCTCGCAGGAAAGATTAATTCTTTTCTTGGAGTCTGCGGAACAATGACATCTCCAGACCATGATGCCACTCTAGTAGATGAGCTTTGCTGCCTGCGAGCAGGTGTTGAAGCTAAAGTAGCCTCCGTATATAGCGCAGGCAATGATCCGTCTGAAGAAGAAAGATTGACACAAATCCTTCATTCGGTAGATGAGGTAATTAACTATGTCGAGTCCGAACTATAGAGGGGTCCAAAAGGAATTGACCGAATTAAACGCAGATGGAAATGACGAACGAGGACGCTACGGAGAAGACGAAAGCGCCGTAGCTCCAATGCATCACGATTCTCGAAAGATATCTGATGAGCAATGGCTTGAAATTTTAAAGGCACTTCACGGTAAATAATTCTTGACACGAATGGTCAACGCTCCTATAATATATGTATTGACAGTGGGAGATTGAATGATAATTCACGGAAGCATTAACCACACTTACTCGGGGCGTCGTAGAAAGATTCAGCGAGTAAAGAAAGTGAAGCATACATTTCGAGCGGCGGATGAACCGCTGTTCCGAAACCCGAGAGGGAACGATACTGCTCAATATCCTTCTGCTTCGATGACAAAGTATAAGCCTCCGGCAGATACTACATACAAGCAGACAGAGAGCAGAAAACATACTGTAGCGATTGCCTACAACAAGGGCGGCTACATGGTCATCTCTGATGAGAATGTCAAGGATATCGGAAGATAATGGCATATTCTGAACAAGTAATGGACCACTATCAGAACCCCCGAAATGTGGGAAAATTTGATAGAGAGGATGAAGATGTAGGCACTGGCATGGTCGGTGCTCCTGCTTGCGGAGACGTAATGCAGTTACAGATAAAAGTAAACGACGAAGGTATTATCGAGGATGCTCGTTTTAAGACCTACGGATGTGGAAGTGCAATCGCATCTTCTAGTTTACTTACTGAATGGGTAAAGGGCAGAACTCTTGAGGATGCTGGGAGTATTAAGAACTCTGAGATTGCAGAAGAGCTTGCACTACCGCCTGTAAAGATACATTGCAGTGTTCTTGCTGAAGATGCAATCAAAGCTGCAATCAAGGATTATACGGAGAAAAAGAATGGGTAGTATCGGAGAAGAACTATACCAAGAAGTGTCTCACATGGTATTAGCGATGTGGGAACATGAACCCTACGAAATTGCGGAAGAGGTGTCAAGTCGCTTTAATATAAGCATGGATTATGCTCTTGAACTCGTCGAGAAAGCTATTGTTGAAGAGATTCAAACAGAGAAAGCGATGTACGACGACGAAGAGTACCTCTTTGACTGGGACGGAGATGCTTTAGCATCGGCAGGGTTTGGGACTGATGAAGACTACTTCTAATGTGATTGATTTCCAGAGATGGAAAGAAAAGAAAGCTATCAATCAAATCTTTGGTGAAGGCTTTGTAGAAAGCTATTTACCAGACTATGATACAGTAACTTACACACTTACTATTGATGACGAAACTTTTCATTTAACAGTACCAACGGAAAATTTATTAGACCCCAACTGAAAAATAATTCTTGACTTATATTCCTCTAAGCGTTATAATACTTGTATTGAATGAGAGGAGCAGAGACTCTGAAAGAAATTCTGCAAGGTGATGACTCCCTGCTGATGTCATACGATGCAGCGTTTGACTGCGAACAGTGACCACTTCTGGATTAAGGTGGTAGGTCTGCGAAAAAAGAGATATACTCTCGGAACCTAATAAAAGCCCGCAGTGTTTTATCGGACCATTTTTCACTTTAGAAAAAACAGACCGGTGAGGATTCAACTAAATCCCCTTGGGAGGCGTCCTGAGCAAGCAGATAAATCACGTAGCACGCTAAATTGGTATCATTCCTATGTGCATTTTGAGGTTTCGCTAGGCTTCCTCAGCGCAAAAAGTCTAGCCCACTAATAAGCATATTCTAGCGAGTGTGTTTATTAGTGGGAAGCCAGGGACTACGGATAGTAGTAGATAAGGCAGTAAAGATTTCGGTGAAAGTATTAGCCCATCCGAAGCCCGCTTACTACCAACATAAGGAGAGGATCATGGATGGTGTAACCATTGCATTGATCGTTGTTGCTCTGTTAATCATACCGAGCAGCAACAAAAAGCTCAACGAGCGTTGCGAAGCTGAGGTCGAACAAGGCATTGCAGAAAGCGTTCGAGAGTGTCGAAACTACTACATCAACGAGAAGTAGTTTCTTTTGAAGTTCCAAGTGAGCTTCAGGTGCATAAGACCCCTATAGGCAACCGCGCTAGGGGCAGCACAACTCACTAGGGGGTGGCTAATTTAGCACACATAGGTTTGGCCTTAAAGCGTATCGCGCCCCCGCCCTATTTTTAAGGAGACGATGAGTGTATATCTGTATCTGTAACGCAATTACAGAAAGTATGTTAGAAGAGACAGATTATTATTATCACCTCGTCGGCTCTGGATGCGGCAAGTGTGTTGAAGAACCACATCAATATACTTGTGGCCAAGTTACATACTTGACAGAGACAAAAGATAAACAACAGGCTTGATGATTGAGTTCATTAAGACATGATGGACGAGGGTGCAAGTCCCTCCACCTCCACCATAAGCAGATTGGGCAGCAACTTTATATAGTTTCAAATAAGACCTAGTGTGCTTTTGATGGGGGTGAATTCAGTTTCGACATTGTGTGAATAGGTACTGATAGAGCCAAATTAAACATAAACGCAAACGATGAAGTTTATGACCTTGCAATTGCTGCCTAAGTAGTGAATTGCGGAGTGGGTATCCAGCTTGGCAACAGAAATGGATACGCCTTATTAGAAGGCACGGTTTCATGGAGTAATTCATGGCTGTAAGAAAACGTAGAACAACACGTAAATCTCCAGCGCGAAAGCGCCCCTCCAGACGAAAGGCTGCACCGAAGCGTAAAGCCAAGCCACTTTCCCCAGCAGTAAGAAAATCTCTTGCAGCAAAAGCGAAGAAAAGTGGGATTTCTCTCTCAACTCTGACAAAGGTTTATCGCCGTGGTCAGGGTGCATTTTTATCAAGCGGATCACGACCAGGCATGACTATGAGTCGATGGGCTCATGCTCGTGTAAATTCGTATATCCGAGGGTCTCGTAAACATGATACGGACTTAAGAAGGAAACGATAATGGCAATGCACAAGATGAAAAAGAAGAAGAAAAAGAATGGCAAGAAAAAGAAGAGCCGCTATTAAGGATAAAAGGACCGGCGTGAACAAAAAGTATCTTAGTGGTACTGCTGGTTCACGCCGAGCCAAGCTCGCAAGAGTACTTAAAAAAATCGCCAAACTCTACAAAGAAGGCAAGCGTGTACCAAAGTCATTACTGGCTGAACGTGTACGATTAGGAAAACGAAGTGGCAGCAAGAAAAAGAAGCGCTCGTAAAAAGCATCCTGCTCTCAAACGTGCAGGCGTTTCTGGGTTCAACAAACCTAAACGTACTCCTTCTCACCCCAAAAAGTCTCATGTTGTTGTCGCAAAAGTCGGCAGCAAAGTCAAAACTATTAGATTT